GCATCTATTCAACTGAACTAGGTGAAGCACTTGCTCGTGCTTACGACAAGCGCATTGCTCGTCTTGTGGCTATCGGTGCTCGTACTTCAACCGGCGACCTGACAGCCAACCTGCCCGCTGGCCTGAGTCCTGACGATCCGTTCCGTACTGGAACTCAGATCGATCTGGACAACGCAGCGGCTACCGCCAATGACTATGTGGCTGCAGTCTTTACTGCTGCTCAGGCATTGGACGAAAAGGATGTCAGTTCAGACAACCGCGTCCTGATCTGTACCCCTGAAATTTTTTATACGCTGATCCAATCGGATCGTGCCGTTAACTTTGACTGGAACCAGCAAGGTGCCAACGGTTCGTATAAAGAAGGTCAGATCGTGAAGCTTGCTGGCTTCTCGATTTACAGCTCAAACAACATTGCCCAAGGCAATGCAAGCGCTGACGCTGGCGAGCAGGGATTCGTATTCAACGGGTCTCAAGTCACTTCTGCAGCAGACATGAGCAACACCGGAATGCTTGCGTTCCAACGCAATGCAATTGGTGTTGTCACCCTCAAAGATATTCAGATGTCGATGAGTGGCAATGACTACGAAGTGATGTACAACAGCACCAAAATGAAGGCGCAATATGCCTGCGGTTTTGGTGTCCTTCGGCCTGAATGTTGCGTCGAAGTTGTCAACACTGGCACTTGATTGGCGCTTAGTTGATGACCACTTAGGGGGCCTAGTTGGCCCCTTTCTTTTTATTGAGGCAGCCCGCCATGGACATGCTCAAACCAATCACCGAACATCACACGATCGTCAGGCCCACGATGGTTCCCACCCTGAAGGAGGAAGGGAATCGTGGAACTGAAGTGATCATGGTTCCGACGGACTTTAATCCTGACGCACCAGGGCCAAGCCCGGAGCCACTGACCCTTGTTTCAGCGCCGGAGCTGACAGGAGATGCAATCGTCGGTGCCACGATTACTGGCACTAAAGCGGTCTATAGCGGTGGCGTCCCACCCGTTGAGGTTCAATCGCAGTTTCAAATATCAGATGCTGCTAGCGGCAGCAGCTGGTCAGGTGTTGATGCGTGGGGTACTGACTCAGGAGGTACGCACTACATCAGCCCTGATGACGTGGGCAAATACTTCCGGGTGGCGGGCCGTGCCATTGATTCCTCGGAGGACGGCATCAGCAAGGCGGAAACGCTGATGAGCTTCAGCGAACTACTCGGTCCTGTTGTTGCTGACCGCGAGCCCATCACCGTGACGACAGCCGCGAGCTGGGCTGACCGTAATGAATACAAGGTCGGTGAAACTATCTATGCCGACACGGCTGAATTTGATGGCGGGCTAGAGGAGACAACGACATACAGGTGGCGCACACAGACCAGACCTGACGCTGACGGTTCGATCACTAACGGCAAGTGGACGAACTACACAGACGCTCAAGAAGTCTCCATCGCTCTTACGGAAGCTTGCGACATCAGGTTCCAGTGCCAAGCGAGGGACGCTGGTGTTGACCCTGTTGAACAGGTCAACTCCTTCGCTAATTGGAAGACGGTTGAGGCGCTGCCACCTCTGGTGGTGGGCACTCCAACAGTCACAGGTCAGCCGTTTATCGGATACGTACTTTCCTGCTCAGAACCATCGATTGAAGGTGGCTCTGGATCTCGCCAGGTTGATTATTTCTGGGTCGATGAAACCAACGCGATGATCTGGGAAGCCAATTACATGGGCAATACGACCACCGTTGTTGAGTATGACCTTGGGAAGAAAATGAAATGCCTCGTCACTGTCACTGACAGGGTGACAGGTGAATCAGAGACAGTTGCCTCAAATGAGGTTGGCCCAATCAACCGGCCCATCATTCCTGAATTTGATGTCTGGGTTAATTCCGAACTGTATGAGGATCCAAACGAGGCGGTCGGTGTAGGCCTCAATGGCTCTGTTGTCTGTGAGGTGAGAGCACAGCCTGCCAGCAATCCAGCAGTAGACCTTGCCTACAAATGGCAAATCCGATCTGGCACTGGTCGATTGAGCGGTGATGACACTGCTACTGGAATCATCTACCTCGCACCTGATTCCGCACCAGCCGGAGCACTGGTGAACTGCACGGTGTCATCAACCCACGCAGGCAATCAGAGCGCCCTGGCGGCTGAAGTCACCATCCTTATTGCTGAATAACCATGACCTTTCTCGAAGCAGTCAACACGCTTCTCTCTGTTATTGGAGAGGCCCCTGTCAGCAGCCTGGCTGACACGGAAGGCAACACGATCAGTGATGCTGCCTTGGCATCACGAACCTTGAGAGAGGTTGACCGTGACGTTCAGGCAGAGGGGTGGCAGTTCAACACTGATGTTGCTGTCACGATCCAAAGGGACAGCGGCAACAACTTCCCCCTTGAAGGCAATGTTCTCAGGGCCAGCTTCTCTCCTGCTCGTTATGCCAAGTCGCAGTTTGTGGTGAGGGGCAACAGGGTTTACGACCGACAGCATCGGACCTATCAGATTGATATGGATACGTTGGTTGTTGACCAGATGGTGACGCAGCTGGAGTGGGACGACCTGCCTCATGCCGCACAGCAGTACATCACCATTCGAGCCGCCAGAATTTATAGCGATCGGTTTATCAACTCCAACGTCATCTATACGTACACCTCACAAGATGAGCAGTACGCACGACAGCAGTTGATTCGTGCCGAGGAGTCCTCACTGAGCAACAACTTGCTGTGGGGCAATGATCGCGGGATCGGTCAAGGACTTGGCTACATCCCCGCCGCTGGCCAGCAGTATCGGAGCAACTAATGGCACGACCTAAGAGCAACGTCAGCCCAACACGGGCAGGAGTAAAGCCTTCAACCCCTATCCACGAAACGCTGGATACGTTGGTGCAAGGCATCAGCCAACAGCCGCAGCACCTGCGACTGCCTGGCCAAGGAGAAGTGCAAGAGAACGGCTGGAGCAGTCCTGTGGAAGGGCTTACTAAGCGCAATCCAGCAATGATCCAGCTGCTGTTTAATGACGCGCCGCTAGAGAACTTCTACCTAGAGATGTTTCAGCTAGGGCCAGAAGAGATCTACTTCTTCCTGCTGTATCCAGCTCCCGACTTTGAGCAGACGAACAATCTCTGGTTGAGAATCAGAAACCAAAGGGGCGCTCCAGCGTTCGTTGATGTTCACGGTGAAGGCATCACAGTTGATGAGAACTCCAACATTGTTATTAGCCAAACCAGTTATCTCTGGTCTGACCCTACTACTGGCGGTGTCGAACCTGGGACCGAGGCTCTTGCCCTCTTCTCTAACTACTCACTGATCAACACAGCATCAGGCAGCGGCTCATTCCTGAACCGTACTCAGACAGCTGAAATGTCTGACGAGCTGACACCAGCCCGAGAGAACAACGGGATCGTGTTTATCCAGGCAGTTCAGTATCAGATTTCATACAGCCTGACTCTTATCTATGACGAGACAGAGACTGCTGTTCCTGTAGTCACGACACCAGCCGCTACTGATGACGACAACATCATCAGCACGTCGCTTGTTGCGGAAGAGCTGACAACCAACATCAATGCCATTGATGGATGGACCGCTGTTCAAAGCGATTACATCATTGAAGTTACTCGTGATGACGGCAACGAGTTCACGATGAATATGGATGACGGGCGCAGCAATGTGCTGGCTCGTGCGTTTACAGATCGTGTTGGGACATTAGGTGAGCTGCCCGTTCGCGCACCTGACGAGTATCTGGTCAATGTTGAAAGCGATCCAACAACCAGTGTCGATGATCGCTGGCTGCAGTTCCGCACACGAGACGGCTCAGAGATTGGCGATGGCGCTTGGGCAGAAGCCACAGCTCCAGGCATTCAATTCCGACTAAATAGAGAGTCGATGCCGTATCACGTTCGGCGTGAAGAAGAGGACATTCTGTTTATCGGTCCTGCTGATGGAGCTGAGCGAGAGATTCAGGGTGTTACCTATACCTTCCCAGAATGGGGAACACGCTCAACAGGCAATGTTGAGACAGTTCCAACACCTGACATTGTTGGCAAGGTGATCCGCGATCATGTTTTCTTCCGTGAGCGCTACGTGCTGGCTGGAGGGGAGACTGTTCAATTCAGTGAGATCGGAACTCCATACAACTTCTTTCAAGACAGCGTTCTAGGTATTACAGATCAAGATGGCTTCTCGGTGAACTGTGCCAGTGAAGTCACTAGCAATCTGCAGTGGATTCTGCCAATTGATGAGACGCTGCTGCTCTGGTCAAGTACCAGTCAATTTCAGGTGCGCTCAGCTGATAGCGAAGCACTTACCGCTCGAACAGCGTTAGTCGTAAGGCTAAGCAATATCGTAATGAACGATATGGTTAAACCTAAACTAGCTGCAGCGAAAGTCCTGTTCAGCACTGACGAGTATGGTTTTTCGCACGTAAGAGAGTTTGACTTCTTTAGCAACCGTCAGGCACGACTTGGCCTGAACCTTGGCGGCAGTAATGACATC